TTAATGGTATTGTGTTTACTTCAAAAGCCAATCCATATCATCTCGAAAAGGCGATGAAATATAAAAGCAAATTAGACAAAGGTAGAGTGAGGGAAATAAAAAATGAGCAAAATTAAAGTTTCTGAGTTGTTCTATTCTATTCAAGGGGAAGGAAAATTTTCTGGTGTGAGTTCTGTGTTCCTTCGTACATTTGGATGTAATTTTACATGTGGTGGTTTTGGTATGCCGAAAGGAGAAATAAGTAATGAACGAGACGTTATTGCAGACAATGTTAAACAGTATAGCGAATATTCACTTCTACCTCTTGTTAGTACCGGTTGTGATTCTTATGCTAGTTGGGATGTTAGGTTCAAACACCTTTCACCGGTTCTTACATCGAAAGAAATTGCACAATCAATCTACTCTCTCCTCCCATACAAACAATGGAGAGATGAACATTTAGTTATTACTGGTGGGGAACCGTTGTTGGGGTGGCAGCGTTCGTATCCTGATCTCCTCGAAGAGGATGGAATGATATTTCTTAAAGAATTAACATTTGAAACGAATGGTACACAAATGTTGAGTAGTAATTTGTTTAACTATTTGCAATCATGGACGACATCGAGAAGGGGAAAAGATAAACTAACATTCTCTGTGTCACCTAAACTGTCTATTTCTGGGGAAAAGTGGGACGAAGCAATTCAACCGGACGTAATTAATAATTACCAGGAGGTTGGTTTTGTGTATTTGAAATTTGTCATAGCATCGGATGACGATTGTGAAGAAGCATTGGAAGCCACAGAACAATATAGATCAAAAGGGTTCAAAGGACCTGTTTATTTGATGAGTGTAGGTGGTGTAGAAGATGTTTTTTATAAAACAAACAAACAAGTTGCTGAATTGGCTATGAAACATGGTCTTCGTTATAGTGACCGGTTACAAGTAGGGTTGTTTAGAAATCAGTGGGGAACCTAAAATTGCTCAGATAAGGGATTGTTAACGATGGATTATACGTATAATAATTTAGTGACAGATTGTGATGCTATAGTAGAAAAAATAAAACTGAGTGGGTGGTTTCCTGATTATATTGTTGGTGTTACGAGAGGAGGGTTGATACCTGCTGTCTGCTTATCCCACAAATTGGGAATACCGTTAGAAACAGTTCAGTGGTCAACAAGGGATTTTGGAGCACGTGAAATTGCGTTTGGGTTACAATTAAAGCATGATTATACTCATAAAAAGCTGTTGATTGTTGATGATATCATTGATAATGGACTGACAATGAGTCAAATAAAAATTAGGTTGCCACAGGCAAAAACAGCTGCATTAATCTATAACAACAATCAGACATTAGTAGAGGCAGATTATTTCGGATCTGTAATAGACAGATCAGTCGAAACAGAGTGGATAAACTTTTGGTGGGAGAAAAAATGAAATACATTTCAACAAAAACATACAAGCAAATAGGGCCAGTAGCATATAGACAACATCGAGCTGACAGTCATTGTAATTTGATACATGGATATGCTTTATCATTCCATTTTGAGTTTGAAGCGGATACGTTAGATGCTCGTAATTGGGTAACAGATTTCGGTGGACTGCGTCCTCTCAAAGACAAACTAGAAGAGTGGTTTGATCATACACTTCTTGTTGCTCAAGACGATCCTCAACGTGATGCTCTGTTGAATTTGGGTAAGCTGGGGTTAGCAAAAATCACAGAAGTTGAAAAGACAGGTTGTGAAGGTCTAGCAGACTTTTTGTATGAATATGTAAACACAATATTTTTGCCGGACTGTGGAACAGCGGAAGCTGAGCGTGTATGGTGTTGTAAAGTTGAAGTACGAGAAACAGATAGCAATATGGCTATGCGCATAGGTCATAGAGAGGATCGTGAATTCGAATGATATATTTGTTTTGTCAGGGTGTGAATTTGAAACCAGCTGGTGGTGTCAAGGTTTTGTATGATATAGTTCGAACATTGAACCAATTGGGATATCAATCAAAGTTGTTGATAAACGGTGGTGAATATTCACCACAGTGGTTTCAATCATCTAACATTGAAATTGAGAATAATATTGATAATGTTACCCAAAACGATGTTGTTGTATTTCATGAAGAAACCCTGTGGGTGTATGATCGAATAAAAGCTAGTGGATGCAAACATATAATTCTTAATCAAGGGGCCCATTGGTCACTTACAAATTATCTTGGATACGAAAGAACAAAACAAATATACTATAGCAGCTCCGGTATTTTTGCTAATTCCACATACACGCAGAACTTGATAAACAAGCTATTTGGTAATGATTTAAATGTAGAGAGGTTTCACATTCCGATTGACAGTTCGTTTAAACCAGGAACAAAAACAAATACAATATGTTATATGCCTCGTCGTAACTCCGAAACAGCTGAATGTATTGCTCAGTATGTTAAAGGAAAGTACCCACAATGGCAATGTGTTGCGATAGATAATATGTCGCACGAACAAGTGGCAAATGTTTTTAGTTCTGCAAAAATATTTCTGTCTTTTGGTGGTCCTGAAGGTTTTGGTATGCCTCCATTAGAAGCTGCTTTTTCAGGATGTCATGTAATAGGTTATAGTGGTTTTGGTGGAGACGAATATTTTGTTCCCCCATTCTTCACTCCAATCCCTTTTATGGAAATAATCAGTTTTATCGATGCAATTGATCACCGTGTTAATATGCTTGTTGATAGAACGAGCGTGTTGGAAAGCTATCAGTTGTCAATGCTGCGCGAAACATATAGTGTTAACGCATTCACAAAAGATATTGGACGAATATTTAATAAATTTTTAAAGTAGATGTTGACTTTCAATAAATCATAGTGTACAATCAATGTAGATTGAAACGTTTATTGAGGATAATGTGATGAGTAAGATTAAAGAATTGCATATGGAGATGATGGACGAAGCTTTGAGATATATTGGTGATGGTGTATCAAAATCAGACACGGCTGATTGGTTAACGCTGTCGTTTCCACTGGGCATGCAGTGGTCTCAATCTATAGCTGAAGAAGCTTACGATGCGTATCAAGCATTTCATTATGATATGATGAATTCCGTACATTCTCATTCAAACGAATATTAAAATAAAGGATTTGCATGGAAAATTATTTAGATGATAAACCTATCTCTGAAGTAATTAGAGATCGTATTGTAGCAGCTGGTAATAGGTATCACGCAAGCGATAACATTTCCCAATTTATTTACGATGAAGAAGATAAAATGCTTGTATCTGAACTTCAAGATAAATTTCAGGAGGTTCTTAATAGTTTGGTAATTGATACAGCAAGTGATCCGAATTCGAAGGACACAGCTAAACGTTTAGCAAAAATGTATATTTACGAGCTGATGTCTGGTCGATATCAACCAAGGCCTACAGTAACCTCATTCCCTAATGAGGGATCAGAGCGATTTGAGGGAATGTTGGTTGTTCGTGCAGAGATTACATCTATGTGTTCACATCATCATCAACCTGTGAGAGGTGTTGCTTATATTGGTCTTATACCTACTGGCAGGGTGATCGGTTTATCGAAATATGTCCGTATTGCTCAATGGTGTGCTCGGAGAGGGCAGTTGCAGGAAGATCTTGTCAATCAAATAGCAAACGAGATCATGTCCGCTACAGACACAGAGAACGTAGCTGTGTACATTCAGGCTGAGCATGGATGTATGGTCCATCGTGGTGTTGAAGTTCATTCTAGTCTAACACAGACTGCTGTTGTTCATGGATTGTTCCATAACGATAGTGTGAAAGCTGAATTTTACAATAACATTAAGATGCAAAAGGATGTATAAAGTGAAAAAAAGAATTCAACAAAAAGCAGCCAAACCTCCATTGACCGCTTTTGTTAACATTGTTTCTGGTGATTTTTTCGAGGCTTATTTACTTGGCACCGAAGAAATCGAAGGAAAACCATTTTACATTCTACAGATGAAAGATCATCCTAGAATTGTAAAAATGGCAATGAGTGCCTTGAAAAAGTCTACACTACGATAGACATTTAAGGCGATTTATATACTGAAAAAGGAGTTTTAATATGACACAACATGAAAAGATTGTAAAGTTTCTCGAATCTGGTAAAAAGCTGACTTCGAATCGTGCAAAAAGCTGGGGAATTACTAAACCTACTGCTCGTATTGCTGAGCTTCGTGCAGAAGGTTACAGCATTTATACCAACCGTACTAAAAAAGGTACGCACTACAAACTCGGTAAACCTTCTCGTGCCATGGTTCGTATGGCATATTCGGTTGCTGGTAACGAATTGTTTGGCAGTCGTTAATTTCATTGTTGCATAACAAAAGCCGTCTTAGGACGGCTTTTTTTTGATTATATAAAATAAAATGAATGTTTATCTTGCAAAATTTGTTCTTGACAACAAAGTAGCCTACAAACCAGGTTTTACGAAATGGTTTAATGTCGAAAAACGATTTATTGACGAACAATACAATCGATTCGACGACATCACAATACTCGATTCAATTTACATTGAACATAAAGATGGTAAAATAGCACGCGAAAGATGTTTAATTGTTGAAGGTTTTTTAAAATGTTTTTTTAAGAAAAACTTCAGACTCGAATCGTATTTTAATAAACCAGACAATTATTTCAATGGGTTGTCTGGAATAACAGAAATGTTTACACTATCACATGGAATGACTGAACAACAACTTTTGGAAATATTTAACAATGTTAAAAAATATACAAAGGAACTTTATGGTTAATTCGTTTATATGGGTGACGTTTCAACGCGAAGGAATTCATTGTTACCCTGCAGCTTTGACGACCCCCAGTTTAGAGTCTGTGAAATTTTTAGGATATCCTCACAGGCATATGTTTCACTTCAGAGTAGAGCTCGAAGTGTTCCATAACGATCGTGAAGTTGAATTCATCATGTTCAAACGTGAGTTGGAGAATTTGTTTAGTAGTGAAACACTTCAGTTGAATAATAAATCTTGTGAAATGATTGCTCACGAACTTTCAGACTATATTAAAAACAAATACCCAAAACGGATATATATAATTGAGGTGTCTGAAGACGGTGAAAATGGATGCAGGATTTATTTTAATAATGAGGTAAACAATGATTAAATTTTGTCATATAGCACCAACAAAATATCTTTCAACATATGCACCCCATAACGGTGCTCATCTTATACTTGCCCATCTTGTTGAAAGTGATAGCGCGTATAGAGATTTTTATGCGAATATCGACGACGGTAAAGACAAAATTATGGACAACTCTGCTTTTGAGATGTTTAAACAAGGTCGCCCAATGTATGAACCATCAAAATTAATTGAGATGGGTGAAAAGTGCAGAGCTGATTATATTGTAATGAGTGATTATCCTCGCGAATCGTGGGTAAAAACTGTCGATCAAGCTAAATCAATGTGTGGTCAAATCCGTGACAACGGATTCAGCACGTTTTTTGTACCTCAAAGTGATATTGGTGATCTTGATGGATATCTTCGTAGCATTGAATGGGCTCTTGGTAACATGCAAATTGACTTGATTGGGCTTTCAATTCTTGGTTGTCCTATCTCATTAGGTATAGATGAAAAGATGTCGAGTGGTGATCGTGGATCGGCATATAAACTTCAACGGTATCTAGCAAGATGGAAAATATTTCAAGAGCTTGAAAACCGTAACCTTCTTTACACAGCTACTGCATGGAAGAGATTCCATTGTCTTGGAATGACGGACGGACCAAATGAAATTGAACTGTTGAAACCTTTTCACAAATATATCTACTCGTGGGACTCGAGTGCAGCTATTTGGCTTGGATTGAATGGCAAACGGTTTGACAATTCACCCACTGGTCTTTCGGACGGAAAATTCGAGAAAGAAGTTGATTTTTCATACAGCATCGATGATAATATCAATCACAGCAATGTAATTGCTAATATTGACACGATAAACAAAATGATAGGAGGATAATGTGTTTAAGTACGGTGAAGACGAAATACTTAATGAGATTCGATATTATATTGAAGGAACATATGCACAGCATTATGCAGTTGATAACGCTGATTCAGACAAAGTACAGCTGATTGATATTGTTTCAGACGATGAACTTGAGGCATTTGCAAAAATCAACGCAATGAAATACATTTTACGGTTCGGAAAGAAGGATGGTCGTAATCGAAAGGACTTGTTGAAAGCTGTTCATTATTTGGTAATGATGATGCGTGTTGATGATATGAAAAGGATCAAACAATGAAACATATTATGGGGGCCAAATCAAAATCGAAATTGACGAATGTCGAGAAAGGTGATATTCAACCTAATGCTGTTGACCTTCGACTAGGAAAAGTTTTTTTGATCAAGCCAGATGTATTCATTATTGATGAACAACAAAAACGACATAGGGGAACAATAGAGCTACAACCGAATGACGAAGGTTATTTTCAACTCGATCCAGGTCATTATGAAGTCGTGATGGAAAATGTTATAAATGTGGGAGAAGGTGAAGCTGGGTGGGTTATAACTCGGTCAACATTGAATCGAAATGGTGTATTCTTGACATCAGGTTTATATGATGCTGGGTTTCACGGGATTATGGCTGGTGTAATGCATGTTACGATAGGTGCAATGCGGATTAAACCTGGTACAAGAATTGGACAATATCTCTCTTTTGATGCTGAAACATTGTCGATGTATGATGGTTCATACGGTTTCGGAAAAGAACATGATAAAAAATATGGAGGTGAGGATGGAATTAAAGGTTGAATTGGGTGAGCTTCAAAAGAAACGTTTGTTCGTCGCCACTCCGATGTACGGTGGTCAGTGCGCAGGTATGTACACGCGATCGATTGCTGATCTCACAGCATTGTGTGCAAAGTATCAGGTTCAGGTGCAATTGTATTTTTTGTTTAACGAATCACTAATCACCCGAGCTCGTAACTATTGTGCTGACGAGTTCATGAGGTCGAATGCTACACATATGATGTTTATTGACAGTGATATTGGATTCGATCCCAACGATGTTATTGCTTTGCTGGCATTGATGACAGAAGAATCTGACTATGACGTTATGGGTGGTCCATATCCAAAGAAGTGTATTTCATGGGAGAAAATTAAACAAGCAGTTGATAAAGGGGTGGCTGACGAAGATCCATCAGCGCTAGAAAAATACGTTGGTGATTATGTGTTCAATCCAAAAAACGGTCAGACGGAAATTCCTCTTGGTCAACCTGTTGAAGTGAGGGAAATTGGCACCGGCTTTATGATGATTCGGCGTAAAACATTTGAGGAGTATGGTAAATTCTTTCCTCTCCAATCGTACAAACCTGATCATGTTAGGACTGCTGCTTTTGATGGATCACGTGAAATTATGGCATACTTCGATTGTATTATTGACCCTGAATCGAAGCGGTATCTATCAGAAGATTATATGTTTTGTTACAACGTTCAGAAAGCAAACATGAAAGTTTGGTTTTGTCCGTGGATGAAGCTGAGTCATGTGGGTTCATATGTTTTTGGTGGTAGTTTAGCAGATCTTGCATCGATTGGTGCTTCCGCGACAGCAGATTCTGGCAAGTTGGGTAAGAAATCATGACACGGTTAACTGACATTCACCCCGAGGCTGATAAACTTCAAGATGATCTAAACAATTTGATAGAGAGATACACAACAGATTATAACTC